AGGAATACGGAACGACGGTCGAGGACACCTACAACGGAACTCTCGACCCGATTGACAATGCAAAAGTTGCAATGAACAATGCAAAACTGGCACTGTCGACACTGGCATCCACAGCACAGACATCCGCAGCACCTATGATTGAGAAACTGACCGGAAAGATTCAAGAGTTGACAAAATGGTTCACGTCGCTCTCTCCGGCACAGCAAGAAACAATCCTCAAGGTCGGTCTTGTGGTTGCTGCTATCGGTCCGTTGTCAATCGGATTCGGCAAAGTGGCAAAGGGAATCTCTGACACGGTAACGACCGGACAGAAATTTGTTTCCGGTGCTGCGAAAATCATTGCAAAGATAACAGCAAAGACAGCAGCCACGGCAGCAGGAACGGCAGCAGATACGGCAGGAACGGCAGCCACGGCAGCACATACGGCAGCCACGACAGCAGCAACAGCGACGACCGGAGGAATGACAGTGGCACAAACGGCACTCAATGCAGTTATGAACTTGTGTCCGATTATTTTGATTGTGACACTGATTGCCGGACTGATTGCAGCAGGTGTCGCCCTATATAAAAACTGGGATAAGGTCAAAGAAAAACTGTCCGAATTGTGGGGCAACATCAAAGAAAAATTCAATGCAATCAAAGAGACCATCACGGGAGCATTCACGAAAGCGAAAGAGGCGGTCACGAATAAGGTCAAGGAAATCGGCGACAACATAAAAAACAGCACAATAGGACAAGCTGCATCGAAAGTATTCAACGGCGTAAAGGACACGGTTCACAATGTCATGTCGGCAGCGACCGAAACGGCAAAGGAAAAACTGGGGAACATGAAAACCGCCTATGAAGAAAACGGAGGCGGTATCAAGGGCGTTGTTGCTGCCGGATGGGAGGGAATCAAAGGATATTATTCAGCAGGATTTACATTCGTTGATAATTTATCCGGAGGAAAACTCTCTGAAATCAAATCAAAATTCTCTGAAAAGACATCGGAAATCAAAACAAAAGTTTCCGAGGGTTGGGAGAATATGAAAACCTCCGTCACAACAAAAATGACGGAATGGAAAACCAATGCATCAAACAAACTGAATGAAATAAAGACGAATTTCTCAACAAAGGTTTCAGACATCAAGTCCAATGTTTCGACAGGTTGGGAGAATATGAAAACCACGGTCACGAATAAAATGACCGAATGGAAAAACAATGCATCGAATAAATTGACGGAAATCAAGTCCGGATTCTCCTCAAAAGTTTCGGAGATAAAAACGAAATGGTCAACGGATTTCACGAATATAAAGGACAAGGCAACCTCACTCATGGAGACGGCAAAGTCCAATGTGTCAACGAAACTAAACAACATGAAATCCGCATACAGTGAAAAAGGCGGGGGAATCAAGGGAATCGTGTCCGCTACATTCACAGGCGTAAAGGACACGATGAACTCTCTCATGGGTACGGCGAACACTCTGACGGGTGGAAAACTCGACAGTATCAAGTCGGCGTTTTCCTCAAAAATGGGAGCAGCAAAGTCAACCGTGTCATCGGTGCTTGACGACATCAAGGGTGCATTTTCGTCAAAATTAGAAAGTGCAAAGTCTACTGTTTCGAGCGTGATTGAGAAAATCAAGGGCGTGTTCAATTTCAAGTGGTCATTGCCACATTTGAACCTCCCACACATCAGTGTAAACGGAGGAAAAGCACCATACGGTATCGGAGGAAAAGGTTCACTCCCGTCATTCTCGATTGAATGGTACAAAAACGGCGGTATCATGACGAATCCGACCGTGTTCGGAATCAACGGAAACAGTCTCATGGTAGGAGGCGAGGCAGGAGACGAGGCAATATTGCCTCTTGCGGAATTTTACAACAAATTGAACAGCATCCTTGACAAGAAACTGGATGCAGTACAGAAATCGCAAGTTGTGTATGTAACGAATCACACATACATTGACGGCGACGAAATAGCAAGCAGAACCGTGTCAAAGGTTGATGCGGAAATGGTAATAAATAAGCGAAAAGGGAGGTAAAACAGGGCGATGAAAATAAACGGAATAGACATCAAGAAATACGATGCAAAGCAGTTGACCGCCGATGTGCAGCCTCCCTCTTTTTCAAATTCTTATGAATGGCTGACGAGTGCAGCACTGCCGACGGAATTTGAGACAGAGGTTCAGATGGGTCATTTGAAACTGTCAATATATTTCAAAGGCAAGGACAGGAACAACATCATCCGTGCTGCATCGGAGTTCATGAGCAATTTCACAAAGGCTTGCAAGATGGAACTCGACGGCTACAAAGGAACATACATCGGATTCATCACAACAAATGACTACGAAAAAAAGAATGTAAAACAGAGGTACATTGTAAACCTCGAATTTGACGGCTTTTTCGTCGATGACGACCTCTCAATCACATTCGACGGGAAAACCTCTGCATCGTTCTATAAAGTGGGTACAAGAGACGCTCCGTGCGTTGTGGAGGTATATGCAAAGAGTGCCTTGACGAATTACACAATCACCGGACTGGGAGAGGATGACATCATCATTGAGAGTTTGGCAGCAGGAAAGACGGTTGTGATAGATGCAAAGACAGGACTTGTGACAATCGACGGGGCAAATGCATTCGACAAGGTGAACATGTGGACGTTTCCGGCATTAAAGACCGGAGAAACAGCACTCACATTTTCCAACACAAAGGCGAGAGTAACTATCAGATACACGCCTATGTGGATTTAGGAGGTGAGAGCATTGCAGATTTTTAACGACAAAAAGAAAAGAATCGGAACATTGTCCGGATTCAAGGACAGGGAAATCACCACGACACTGGATTCCGGAGACAAAGAGTTGTCGTTCAGTTATCCGGCAGCGGGAGCGTTGGTTGACCTGTTAAAAGAAGAATATTATATACACACCAAAACGGACGAATATGTCATCAAAGCGGTTGAAAAGGGAGAACAATTCAACAAAT